TCAGAAGGTAATTTTTTCGCCCCTTCCGACCCGTTTCAGGATGTCCTCGATCTGACGTCCTGTCAGATCCTGCACACTCTGCTTAGTTGCCACACCGGGCTGTGCACCCAGTGCCCCCTCAACGGCTCTGTTGCCGTTGGCGGCAATGCTTCGTGCGGTTCTGGCGGCGGCATCCTGCACCGCCGTCTGTGTCAGCTTCTGCATGATTTCATCAAAGTGAACGCTTTCATAGGCCTGCTTAACACTCAGCCCCTTGTCAAGCATCTGTGCGAATTGCTCGTTGTTCAGGATCTCACTTTGCAGGTCAAAGCCCGGGTATGTCTTCGCAACCTCGGCGGCTTCACTCTGCCATGCGTTCCACTTGCGTGTGTTGGCTTCCTGCTGTTGCTGTCTGAGTCTGTCAGCCTGCTGTTGCTGTGTCACCTTGGCAAGCTGTCTTTCGACTCTGACCTGCTCTTTGGTGACATGCCTTCTTGCGGCTTCTTCGGCAAGATAAGAGTCATCCGCTTCAATCGCGGCTTTCAGTGCGGTCCTGTCACCCTTTTTGACACCGTATTTGTCATACAAGGGCGAGAGCATGTCTTCATACTCCGACTGCACCGTTTCGGCCTGCTTGTTCTGCTTGAAACGTTCATTGATGATCGCCTGCGTTTTCTTCTGAAACGCAGTCTTGTAATCGCCTTTGATCAGCTCATCGAACTCTTTGTCGAAATCTTTGGGCTGTTCTTCGGCTTTCGGTTGCTCCCCGGCGGCGGGTGCTTGCGGTTCGGTTTTCTCCTGTACCGGTGCAGGATCTTCCGTCTGATTCGCCCGACGGGACACGGCGGCTGTCCCTGCGGGATTCTTCAACACATGTGTTGCGAAGTCCGCTTTGAAATCGCCCGTGAGTCCGCTGTTATTTGCTGCAGGTGCGCCGCCTTCGGCACTACCTTCGGCAAAAAACTGCAAACAAAAAAGTTTTTCCATAAAATTTGCCTCGTCTTTCCGATGTGTCATTTTTTTGAGTGCAAAAGAAATGCCCCTCATGTCTGCAGTGTAGCAAACATGAAAGGCTGATTTCTCCCCGTGCGTTTAAATTTTTTCAATTTTTACGAAATCGGGAAATTCGGCGGCAATTTCATTGAATCCCAGCACCGCCATGGCATACATGGAACGCACATCACCGCCGTGATCGGTCGCTCTGATGTCGAGTTCACCGTCGGCGGTCATGCATTGGATCATCGAATTTGATGCCATGACCGCCTTGTACAAAGCCGTGCACAGTGCCGAAATGCCTGCACACACAATGTCCTTGCCCTTCTCCGCATAGCCTGCATGGCCTTTCACACGTAATATGCATTCATCCTTGCCGATTTTGTACTCAATCTTCGTCATACTCTCGGTGCGACCGACTGCGCCGCACGTAAGCCTCCCTCCATCACGGTGTTTTCTTTCTTCTGTACTTCGCCGGCCGCTTTGTGTGCCGGTACGGCAAGGGCCTGTTGTTGTGCCTGAATGATCTGCTGTCCGATCTGTGTCGGTGCCAACAGACTCATCACCTGTGCATAAATGCCCGGCATAGTCGCTTCGAGCTGCTGTGCCATCTGCACACACAACGGATACAGCTGCTGCTGACACCGCAGGTTCAGTCCGTTCTGCTGTATGATCTGCTGCAGCTTGTCCTTGTTTTCGATCTCAAGATACTCAAGACACGCCAGAGCCTGCACATCGTTGGACGGATTGAAGAATCCCATGTTGTAGAAGTTGATCGCATCCTGGTTCTGTGCCTGCCGTGCATAGGGATTGAGCTTGTGCACCTTGACGGTGATGTCAAACACAGGCTCTGCCGTGCCGAAGGAAACACCCATTGCATCCAGGTTGCGGCCGCCGATGGCTGCGGCATCAAACTGTGTGAATGCCTGTTCGCCGTTCTCACCCATAATACGGAACGTTCTCGGCGTGTTGTAGAACTGCCGCATCAGATCAATGATCAGCTCGCAGATCTGCGTGAATGCAAAGTAAGTGTCTGCGATCATATCACGGCTTGTTTTGTTGCCGGCTTCCTGCAAAGCGGAAATGGCCGCACCCGAAGTAACCCCCGAACTGACACCGCCGGACGAAAAGTCACGGTTTGAAGTGACCTCTTTGAGTTCATTGACACGGTATTGCAGATAGTTCTGCACATTGCCCGTTGCCATGTTTACTTCATGTGCACGGATGCTGTCTTCTCCGAGGCTTGATCCTGCCACATGGATGAACTCCTTATCGGGATCCGCAAACTCCTTTTCGTTGATCGATCCGTCAATGCGGGTAAAATACCGCTTCTTTGTGGAGTCCAACACATTGCGGTCGAGTGCGGCGGTCATTTCGTCAATGGCGGTCTGCGTTTCTCTCTGCAGATCAAGGTAACCGAAGCCGAAGGGCGTCCCCTCTTCGGGGAACAGTGTGTCGAACACAAAGGGATATTTGCCGTGATTATAAAAACCCTTGTCCGCAAGCTGCGGGTCGTTCTCCGAAGCATACAGCACATACTCCCCGATAAACTTGCAGTAATGCAGCACCGTTCTGCCGTCTGCAAGATGCTTCTTGTAATACCAGTCCACAACGGCGGTCTTGCCGGTCGTGTCAATGCTCTCGTCGTAGCGGTACTGTGCGAGCGTAAAGCCGATTCCGCCGAGCCTGCCGTTGAGAAACGGATAGGCAGACACAAGGTCGTCATTGTCGGCAAGATACACGAAAAACACGTTCTTGCTTTTCTGAATATCCATACAGCCGGGCTCCCAGAACAGGTTGAGCACGTCCACATTATTGACGGCAATGTCACCCAGGCCGTTGAGCTTGCTACTGTCCCACAGCACCGAATAGATCGCACAGCCGTGCTTCGGCTTGTCCCAGCTGGCGCGCGAATAGGTCTGCTTGAATCGGTTCTGCTCTAAGATCACGGGCAGAATGTCCGTCAGATCCTTGGCGGCCTGTCCGTCGGCTTCTTCACGGGGCAGCACGGTCACATCGGGGAAGTTGTCCATGAAGTCCGCATGCTTGTTCGCAAGGGAATTGAACAGCCATGCCGTCGGCTTGCTTTTCTTTTTCGATGTGTCCCTGCGGTGTTGCATTCTGAACCATTCCTCGTGATCGATCACACGGCTTTCAAGCTTTGTCTTGCCTGCCTTGTACTTCGTAAGAATCTCGGCGGCCTTGAGCACCTGTTCCTTGCCGATGACTTCCTGTCCGTGCCGTTCATCGGATGCGAAGATTTCTTTTTCTTGTGTGTTCATAATTCCTCCTTAATATGCAGTATATAAGTTTAACGGATCCTTGTCGGGGATCTTCTTTTCGGGTTTATACACGGGCTGAATGGGTCGGCTCATGCAGAAATAGCGGAACGAGTCTGCAAAGTGGTCCTCCTGCTCGGTGTTCAGGTCCTCGGGCTTCGTGTCGCTGTATTGCAGCAGCGGCAGGGTGCGTATGGCATGGGTGCAATTTTTAAAGAAATACACCATCGGAAAGCCGTTTTCGTCAAAGGCAAGACGGTAGTGGCATTGCATCCAACCCGGGAGCCGTGTATTCTCACCGGGCGTGAAATACACCCCTGCACGGTCCGCGTCTTCAATGATCGGAATTCCGCGGCTGCCGTCCCAGATGGACGGATCCGCCACACCGAAGATCTGACGGCCTTTCAGATACGGGTGCTCGCGTTCGAGCCTTGCGATCTCTGCGAAGATCTGCGGCGGATGCCATTTCACACCCTCATTCGGCACACCTGCACAGCCGTACAGCTGCAGAATCAGATACGCTCTGCCGTCATAGTCAATGGCCCACCAATCGCAGGAAAAAGGCTTCGAGAATCCGAAGTCAAACGAGCGCACAACCGTCCATTCCCTCGGTGGCCTGAACGGCTCAATCACATGGGTGTGTCGTCGGTCAAGATAGTGCGCGGGATCGTCCCTGAATTCCTCAAAGAACTGTCCCTCAAATATGTTCCAGTCCCCCTCCAGCCATGCCCTGCGAAGTTTCGGCGGCAGGGCTTCAAGCTGCCTGATGTAGTCCGGATCCTCACGCATGAGAGCCTTGTTATCGGTCACAAGCGAACGGATGAAGGAATATTCCTCGCTGTTCTCGCCCGTGTTGTAGCTGCGGTCCACAAACAGCCGCTTGACCCAGGCATGTCCCACACCACCGGGGTTACAGGTCAGATAGATCCGTTTCGGAAAAGAATTGACACCGCGCACGCAAGCCTTGATGCGGTTGAACACTTCTTCGCTCAGCTGTGTCGCTTCGTCCAGAAACAGCACGTCCACTTCCGTGCCCTGGTACTTGTCCACGTCCTTCTCGTTCTGGCAGTGACGGAACAGAATCACACTGCCGTTCGGAAAGTGAAACTCCTTGACACTCTCTTTGTATTCTGCAATGTCACCGAGCATCTGCCGCATGGGGCCGATGTGGTTCGCACGCAGCTCCGGGTATGTGTGACGGACGATCATGACCTTGATCCCCGCATAATGCAGGCACAGCAGGATCGCTTTCACCCTGACCGCCCAGCTCTTGCCGCCGCCTCGTGCACCGCCGAAGGCAATATACTTGTGCGTATCCTTCAAAAAAAGATACTGTTTATCGTTCGGGGGCGGTAAGACAAGATTTATACTTCGCATCCGTCCACCCCCTCAAAAGACACCGTCACGGCCACACCGCCGCTGTCTGTCGATTCCGCGATCTGTTTTTCAAGCAGCCGCAAGCGAGCATCCTGCTCACGGATATCCTGTTCTGTTTTGATGTTGCCGATCTCTTTGAGCGTTTTCAGTGCAAAAATATAGTCATTGAGTGCCTTTGTCATCACACTGCCGCCGTCCTCGATCCTCTGTTCAAGCGCACGGCTTTCTGCATCCAGCACATTCACAAGTCGCCCGTAAATGTCGGCGATCTGCTTTGTTCGCTTCTTCGCTTCTTCCGAAAACACCAACATTTTTTGTGTTGTTGTTTCTTCCGAAACATCCTCCCGCAAGGCGCCCCAGGATTCGTCCTTGCCGCGTTTATAAACTGTTGAAAGTGCCACACCGTAATGCTGTGCCAGATCTCTGTAAGACATCTGACCCGCAACATACAGTCCCTTGGCCTCGGCCCACTGCTCCTCGGTCAATTTCAAATCCTTTTCACCTCCTGCAAACACTTTACCATGCAACACTTCCCAATTTCTCCCCATAGGGCAAAAAAGACCTCCGAAGAGGTCTTTCCGTTGCCAAATCAACACGCAGTGTTGCATATCATCATTCCGCAAGGAATGCATATCATCACCGCAGGTGCATATCATCACACCGCAGGTGTGCATATCATCACGCTTCAGCGTGCATATCACCACCGCAGGTGCATTGTGATTATTGCAACTTCGCAATAATCACTTGTGCCCAGGGGCAGCTTTGCCATCCCTTGACATCCATGCAGTATTTCTTTTCAAAGCGATCCCTTCGTGCGTTGCTTCGGAAGCAGTGCACGCACTTTGCCGTGCCGTCCATGACCGCCTTGGAGTCACACTGAATGGTCTGCTTGCCGCCCTCACGCTGGTAAAACGGACACATCATCAGCGTATCTTTGTTATTGTTCAAATGCCGTCACTCCATATTTCGTGAATTTCGATCATAACACCCGGCACATCCCCGTATGTCTTCGAGATATGTTCACAGCACACCAACGCATCGTCTTTCCAGAATCCGAGCTCGGTCATGATGTCCTTGAGCATCTTCTGCAGGTTGTCGGTATCGGGCTTCGAGGTCTTCCAGGTCTTCGGCGGATGCTTGTCGTCTGCCGGGAACACCCATGCCGTCTGCAGATATATTGCACCGTCCATCGGTTCGGCCGGTCTGTGCGGATGCAGTGCAGCAGTCAGCTTCGCTCTTGCGTTTTTGAGTTGAGCCGGCTCATAATAAATGACCTTTCCGGTCATCTTGTTAACGGTCGTCTTCTTCTCCTGGTGTGTCACCGTCGGCGGTATCATCGGCATAAAAAATTGCATCTTGTTCACCTCTGTTTTTGTGTTGATCCTCAATCCCCCTTGTCGCCCCTGAAAGGGGAGATGTCACGAAGTGACAGAGGGGTTTTTACGGTGCGCCCTTTGCAAGGAACGGAAAATTTCGGTGTTCGGCGTTCGCTTCGCCGACACCAAATTTTTCCCTTGCTTTTCCGGCGGAAAATTTCCCTTATACCCCCGTAAGGGGGTAAAGTGTTTCTGTTTTCGGAAAATCTCGATAATTTATTCGACATTTTCCACTTTTAGAAAATCTCGATAAATCATTCGACATTTTCTACTTTCGGAAAGTGGAAAATCATTCGACTTTTTCCGTTTTTCAAAGGCTGAAAACAAAGCCTTTTTCTACCTCAAAACATCCGCTTTCAACGGCTCTGTTCTTCACCGTCTTTTCACTCACACCCATCACCTCTGCCAGGTCTGCGATCTTCGCTTTTCCGTTTTTTGCCACGGCTGTGAATGCTGCCTGAATGCTCTGCTTTCTGTCTTCCTGTCTGTGCTCGGCACTCTTTTTGCGTGAAAAATTCTTTTTGTACGGACTGCCCTTTGAGTTTGCCGTCGAAAGGTCAGACAGCACCTGCGTGCGGTCTTGCACATGCACGGGGAAGTTAAACCACAGATTGATCGGGTCAAATCGCGGGAACTCTCGCAGCGTTCCCTCCAACCGCCAGGCAGTCTTGCTGTGTGTCTGTTTCTTTGCCTGCTCGCAGTCTTGCATGCAAGCATCATACAGTTCACTTGGCAGCAGTCTGTAACACGCTTTTTTCATCTGCACCGGGCTCATCATGTCATCGTCCGACACTTCGCCGTCCCAGCCGTTCGGGTATCGCTTGTCCAGATATCGGTACATTACCTGCAACGCGGCATCGTCTTCGAGCGTTTTATAAATGTTCTCGTCGCATTCCAGCTCCAACAGGTCGAGCATGGCATCGGGATCTCTTGCAAACACCCCCGATCCCGATGCTCTGTCCATGGACTTCTTGTCGCCCTGTCCGCCTTTTGAATGGTGGTGGCAGTAGATCACCGCACAGCCGAGCTCGTTGCACACCTTGTCAAACTGGTTGCAGAACTTCGCCATTTCCGAAGCGGAATTTTCGTCCCCGGTGATGACCTTGTAGATCGGGTCGATGATAATGGCTATATAGCCCTTTTTTGCGGCTCTGCGGATGAGTTTCGGCGCAAGGCTGTCCATCGGTACGGCTTTGCCTCGCAGGTTCCATATATCGATGTTCTGCAGATTTCCCGGCGGCAATCCCCATGCCGTATACACATCCTTGAATCGGTGCAGGCATGATGCACGGTCCACTTCCAGATTGACATACAGCACCTTGCCCTTTGCACATCTGAATCCCAACCATTGCACCCCCTCGGCAATGGCAATGCACAGTTCTATGAGGGCATAACTCTTGCCGGCTTTCGACGGGCCCGCAAGCAGCATTTTGTGTCCCTGTCGCAACACCCCGTCGATCAGCGGCGGTGAGAGTTCGGGCAGATCCTCCCAGAATGCACCGAAGCTCTCGGGCTCGGGCAGATCGTCGTTGATCTCCTCGATCCATGCCTGCCACTCATCCCAGCCGGCTTTTCCGATGTTGGTATCAAGCAGATACTGCTTGGATGTGCCGCGGTCAATGCCGGGCATTCTCGACAGCCTCGACGGGTTCTTGTTCTGCGTGTCGATCTTCAGCCCGTTTTTCCGGCATACGTTATACAGAAAATCCACCCGTTTTTTGTATTCCGTTTTGTCTGCCGCTTCAATGCGCACAATGGCATGCAGGCTCTTTTTACCACTGTACACCAAAGCGGCCACAGGCAGCTCCAGCTCTCGGATCACGGCATTCTGTTTGTCAAGTGCCAGATCGTCGCATTCCACCAAGGCAAAACGGTAGTCCGTCACATTGATGTCCTTGACCCCGTTGCCGTCCAAGGGATTGAAACGGATCCATGCACCCGCTTTTCTGTTCGTGTCGCCGATCACGCTGCCGATGTCACCGTCGCAACGGCTGAGTTCCTCAATGATCTGCCCGGCGGTGCGGTCGAAGCAACCCTTTTTCGGCATCAGCCTGTCTTCCTGCTCCCAGCATTCAACCGCATATCCGACGTTTTCCGTTGTATCGAACAAGGTCTGCAGATAGGTAATCAGCTGTCGGCACTGCTCTCCGGGCTGCCATTCGTCGGGAATGTGAATCTCCGTGCCCTCAATCCATGCCGTGTCAATGATCTTCTTTTCACCGATCAGGCTGTCCCACGAAAGCTCTTTTCCGCCCCTTGCAGGACTCCAGCCGTGTTCCTTGGCAAGATTAACCACCGTGCCGGCTGTTACGGGAGTCTGTGAGCCGTTGAAGCCCAGCCACTTGTTGCGGCAGTTCCCGTCATGGTATCGGGCAGGATCCCGTCTTGACCAATCGTCCCATACGCTCAGGTCATAGCCCTCAAATTTGAGTGCCATCCCGACCGTCAGCCATTCCTGATAGGAGCATACGACAGGGTCGATGTAGTCCAGCAGTTCGGTTAAATCTGTTTTTTCATATTGCAAAAATCAACCCTCCCTTACGGCACATACTCTTCAGGCACGATCCCGTGCGGCACCTTCCATCCGCTTGCCTTGATGCGGTAGATCATCTTTTTGGCATCCGTCTGCGACCACTGCCCGACATTCCGAAAGCCGTGTCCCTCTAAAAAGCGGATCTGTTTTGCACTCGAAAAACCGCCCTCCCTGCGCTTTTCTGCAAGGTCAAGTATTTTCCTTGCCTGCCCTTCGCAAGCGATTTCATCCGTAAAAATACCCAATTTTTCAAGATTCTTTCGGGTCTTGTCTTCCATAGCCTGCATTTCCCACGGAAACGACGGCACATAGCTTGTAAAATCCGTCGCTGCGACACTCATTGCATACTGCAACGGATCCACCAGCTCCCGCTTTTTCTGCCTTTGCCGTCTGAGTTCTTCGGCAAGGGCATTTTCACGGTCTTTGACCACATCGGTGCAGGCTGTCTGCTGTGCTTCCTGCAGGTCGAAAGCCACCCCTGCCGCTTCTTCCATGTTTTTCGTCATGCGCTCGGCGACGTCTTCTTCACCTGCGATCAGGCAGGCAGGTCTGCACAGCTCATGCCGTCGAGTGTGCCACAGAAAATCCAACAGCAGCAGATCCTTTTTGCCATCACAAAGCCTTGTCCCTCTGCCGATCATCTGCGCATACAAGGCTCTGACCTTGGTCGGCCGCAGCACAACCACGCAGTCTACCGACGGGCAGTCCCAGCCCTCTGTCAACAGCATGGCATTACACAGCACGTCAATTTCGCCGTCCGCGAACCTTTGCAGGATCTCTTTTCGGTCTTCGCTCGTGCCGTTGATCTCTGCCGCCCGAAATCCGTGTTTTCGTAAGATCTCACAGAACTTCTGTGCGGTCCTGATCAGCGGCAAGAACACCACCGTTTTTCTGTCCGACACCGTTCTTTTCATTTCTTCGGCAATCTGCTCGAGGTACGGGTCGAGTGCATTGTCCACATCCCCGGCCTTGTAGTCGCCTGCCTGTGTGCCGACGTCCGTCAGATCCAGCCGCAACGGCACCGTCAATGCCTTGATCGGCACGAGATAGCCGTCTTTGATCGCCTGCGGCAGGGTGTATTCATAGGCGAGCGAATCAAACACCGTGCCGAGGTTTTTCATGTCGCCACGGTCGGGGGTCGCCGTGACCCCCAACACCTTGGCATTCTCAAAATGAGAAAGCACCTTCTTGTAGCCGTCCGTGATCGCATGGTGTGCTTCATCCACGATCACATTGTCAAAATGGTCTTTGCGGAACCGTCCGAGCCGCTTGTCCTGCAACATGCTCTGCACACTGCCTACCGTAATTCTGTACCATTCTCCGAGACTGGTCTGCTCCGCCTTTTCGACCGAACAACCCAACCCCGTGAAAGCCTTTATTTTGTCGGCGGCCTGCTCAAGCAGCTCCCCGCGGTGCGCAAGAATCAGCACCCTTTTCCCCTGCCGCACAAGTTCCTCTGCAATGCTTGCAAACACGACGGTCTTGCCGCAGCCGGTGGGAAGCACAAGCAGGGTCTTGTCATACGTTTCCCACTCCCTGAACACCGCCGTCTTCGCTTCTTCCTGATAGGGTCGTAACATAACAACACCTTATTCAACAAACGGAAGGTTGCCCCAGCCCTGCGGCACCCCTGTCTGAGTCGGTGTGTTCGGCATATTGGGCTGAACATACTGCGGTGCACTCTGTCCCGTGCCCTGTGCATACTGCGGTGCACCTTGCACAGGCCGGCTGTATGTTTGCGGTACAGGCTGTTGGTATGCCGCCTGCGCAGGCTGTGTCGGATCGTCCTTGCGATCAAGAAAATACTTGATCTTGTTGCTCTGTTTGTCCTTGCCGTCGGTGCCTTTCCATTTGTCAACATACACATGGCACATGCCCGTTCTCCCGACCGCACCTTCAAAATTCATCTTTGTCGGCTCGCCGTGCTTTTTCAGCCCCACGGCAATGAAGAAGCTGCTGAGCAGTCCCTCAACCGAAGAATGTAAAAACAGATTATGTTCGATCGTGGTCAGGGTTTTCTGCGTGCTCGGGTCAAGAACAGCAATCTTGAGAATTGCCTTCGGGCACGCGGGCAATTTTGCCGAACCGCCGTGTCTTCCTCTTGTGAAGCTCTCCACCCTGAACGGGTAGTCACCCTCGTCAAGAAGTGTAAACTCCGATTCCTTTTCGATCAGGCTGTCCCAGGACAGCTCTCTGCCGTTGTTGTTTGTGTTTGCGTTCATCATAAAAATACCTCCTGATAATTTTTTTATTATATAGGAAATTGCTCGCGTTGTGAGCAATTTAGCTTATAATTCGCCTGCGGCTCATTGAATGACGCAAGCTTATTGAACAAGAAACACCTTTTCGCCCCCAAGATTGGGGGACGGGGGGTTGATAAATCGTAAGATTTTTTCTTATAATCCGAATTTTGTAATAATGGCCTTCACCGTCGGCCACTGTGCAATGAGCATGCCGTTTATGAACTGTTCGCCGTAGTTTGCAATCGGTGTTCCTGCCGGGAAGAAGCCTCTTTTGGCGACAGCATTACACACCTGCTGTTCCGTGATGCCGTCTGCCTGCATCAGATCCGCCAGTGCCTTCGGGATCGCACTTGCCGTTGGTGCATCCTCTGCCATGTCCAACAGATTCGGCTGCGGTGCAGGTGTCGGCATCGGTTGCGGTATTGCTTGCGGTGGCGGTGCAGGTGCATATACTTGTGTTGCCGCCTGCACGGTGTTGTTCGCCAGCACATCCATACCGCCGACCCCGAGATCCTTTTTCTCAAGGATGTACGGCATGATCACCCTGTAATCCATTTCCGCCTCATCAGGCAGACCGTGTCGGTTCTTTGCATCCCACAAGGCGGTGTGGGTGCAATACATCATTCTTTTTTGGCCGCCCGTGGCTGTGAACTTTTTGCCCTTATCATCTTTGGCAATAACGATTGTTTTGTAGTTAAAAAACAGCAGCATATCACACCATTCTTTCACAAGCGGTGCAACCTGATTGGTGGTTTTCTTACCGAGTTTGAGCTCCCAACGGTCATAGGCTCCCATTTCACCCGGTTCTTCGTATTTGCGAAGCTGTGCGTGGGCCGTCAACACCACATGAACACCGCAGTCGATCACTTCTTCAAGCAGATTCAGCAATCTTGAGAATTCTTCTTTCAGGTATGTATAACCGTTTCCGTAGCCGAAGTCCTCAAGACCTTTTTTTGAATACACATCACACAGATACTGCACCGCAAGCAGCTCCGCCCAGTCAAGCGTGTCAATGACAAGTGTGCCGTAATTGTTCACAATGTGCATCTTGATTACATATCGCACCTCATCAAACAGCATATTCCAGCTTGTCGGTCGTTTCAGTCTGCGCAGATGGTATTCGCCTGTGCTTCCTTCCGTGTCAATAAAAACAGGCTGCGGAAATTTCGCCGCAAACAAACTCTTGCCGATGCCTTCCACACCGTAAATCACAACCCTCTGTGCCGTGTTCTGTATTCCTTGCGAGATCTCAAACATTCAACAACGCCCCCCATCCGTCAAATTGGTTTTCTTCATTCACATGGCGGCTGACTCCGTCCTCGATGATCACCGAGCACTCATCCCCGGTGGAAACCCTTGTTGCAATCGCCTGCAGACCTTCTTGTTCGAGCCATGCACCGAACTGTGCAAGGGTGTCAAGATCCAGCTGCTCCAACTTGTCAAGCAGTACAAAGCCGCAGGCGGGATTCAGCTTTCGCACGATCGCCGTGGCAACCCGCAGCTGCTCGGAGCTGCTCATGCAGTCCCAGGGATGACCGTTGAACAACAGCTCACCGTTTTCCACCGTCAGCCCCGCAAGCGGCAGATCCGCACCCAGAAGCAGATCCCGTTTTTCTTTGCGCACCGCCTCAATCTCTGCCGACTTGTCTGCATATCTCTGCTCGGCTTCTCCTGCATCCTCAAGGGCAAATTGGCGGTTGAGGTTGCTGCGGATCTTCTCGTTGGTCTGCTCAATGTTGGCAATGTCCCGTTCGATCTCATCGGTCGGGAAATCCACCCACGTGCCCTCGTCCACAGAAGCGATCAGAATATCTTCACGCACCTGCTTCAGCTGTTCCTGCAAGAATGTAAGCCGTTCCTGCACACCTGCGATCTCTCTGTCGAGCAGGGCTTCACGGTCTTTGAGTGCCTGCAGGTTCTGTCGTTTGCGTGCGATTTCACCGTTCTTTGCAAGGATCTCTTTCTGCCGTTCAATCAGCTGAGAAACGCTGATCACCTTGTCGGGCACGTCCGCAAACAGCGGCAGCTGCTCTGCATAGTGCTTCTTCTGCTGTGCCTCACGGCCGATCATGGTGCGCTCGTCATACAAGGCCTTTTCCTTGCGTTCGAGCTCCTGCAGTTGCTCGCCCACACCGATGATCTGCAGCAGAATGTTCGCCTTTTCCTTGCCCGAAGCGTTCATGAACCGCGGTACATCCAGTGCGAATACGGATATAAAGGAATCAAGCAACGCCTGGCCGTACTTCTGCCCGTTGGGGTCTGTCACCTTCAGATCGCTGTTCTTGCCCTTGCGCTCCACCACAAGGCCGTTTGAAAGGGTCAGCCGCAGGCTCGGCGGTGTGTCCGCACCCTCTCGCTGTGCCGTACCGGGACGGAATCTGTCACCGCCCAGGGCCCATGCAATGGAATCAAGCACGCTCGTCTTGCCCTGGCCGTTGTTACCGCCGATCACGGTCAAGCCATTTTCCCCCGGCACCAGCTGCACCGCCTTGATCCTTTTCACGTTCTCCATTTCCAACGTGTTGATCTTCACTGTATTTCCACTCATTTGACTTTTTCAGTCCTTTCTGTTATATTGTTCTTGTTCCCCTCGGGGAACGTCCTGATGTGTGCTGTTGAGAAGTGCCCGCTTCTCAGCAGCTTTTTTCTGTGAGTTCCGGATTGTCAAAGATGTTGCCAAGCACTGTCACTCCGTCTTGCAGTCCTGCAGAAAATACTCTGTATCCCAATTCGCCGATCATGTCAATGTGATATGAAGCACCGCCGTAATAAGAGTCAAAATACAGCACAATGCCGTTCCCGAAATCCGTATTTTCAATACCGGCATAGCCTGATTGATAAACGGCATTCACAATGTCGCCCTCGAAAATGTGTTTGCCGTTCTTGTCAGTCAGTCCCGTGTCCTGCCCGACTGTGTCCGGGACAACTTCATACGCATGGCTGCATCCTTCCTCCAGGTCAATAATCCATGCGCTTTTCATAATGGAATTGAAACAACACCAACCATATACCCACTCGCCGTTGTCTTTGCGCTTTCCCCTGTACGCACGCA